CCACGAACAATAGAGATAAGTGGGTATTCTAGTGTTCTGCCGTTCTTGCGCAATTCAGGGTCGTCCTTGATTGAAAAAGCACGCTCTGGGGAAGCAAAGAGAACGGGCACTTTGCGGAAGCCTTCATTTGTATTACAAAAGATATTTAGATCGTCATTTACAAAGTTATAAAGGGCTCTATCAATGTCCTCTATGGTAGAGGGTCGAAAACCATACTTTGCGTCTAAATCTTGGTTTAACTCTGTTCTTTTAGGCATAGTCTAATTTCCTATAATCTTTTCCCTGGATTGAATAGACCTTTGCGTGCTTGTCGGCAAGTGGCTTGGACACCCAAAGCCTGTCCGTCAGCAAAGTCTGCATCTTGTCCAAAGAGATACCTGGAGTCTTCAAATACATCTACAATCTCAAAATACTGTGCATCGTATTGAATAAAGTCTCCAGGGCGAACAAACAAGTCTTGATCTTCTACGAGCCTTCTCTTGTGGAAATTGACGGTAATATTAAAAATACTATCAAATCCATACTCATCCTGTGTTCTTGTTGATCCTTCATAGTTTATCAAAGAATATACACGGATTGGTGGAAGGAATGTTTTTTCTATTGCTTCCCCGTAAAGATCGTTATAGTTTGTGGTTTTTATATCAAGCGGAAAGTAAAGAACCTGTTGACCAACAACGTGTTCAATAACCTCGTCGTTGATTTGCTTTACAAAGTCTCTTTCCGCTCTACCAACGAATAGTGGTGGTGGAGGAGTTGCTGGCTGGGTCCATCTGTTTTGAGCCATCTATTTAACCTACGTAAATGCCCATTGGGATTTTCCCAACGACTTCTTGAAGGTTATTCATTAGCTGAGCGTCTCCTTCAGCGAGGGCTCCATAGGCCATCTCGTCGAGAACAGTTTTCAACTCATCTCTTAGAGCGTTTTGTTCTTCCTTTGCCTCAGAAATTAGAGCAGGACCGTTAAGAGTGACTTCGTTCCCTGGGATCGGGATTGAGGCTAATTTAGATCGTACCTGCCCTAAGGTTTCTTTTGCTAGTGATAGGGCAAAGCGACGAATCCACTGTTTGCCAATGCTGTTAATATTTTTGTAGGGCATATTTGGAAATGGAAGCGTGTTCATATTGTTCACGCCATCAGCGCCATACTTTCTAGTTGGATCTTCCTGGAAAGCGTCTTCAGCAACCCTAAACTCCACCCAAAACTTAGTTGGTTCAATGCCACTAGGAACTGGATAGATCCTTAGTTTATTATTATTAATCTTAAAAGAGTAGTGCGAAGCCCTTACATTAAGATCTTCCTCGAAAGCATAAGCCTGTAGTACGTTCTGCCAAGCTGGAACTAGTTGGAACTGGCTATCATCAGCATACATTCCGTAGGTAGAAAGGTTGCCTACGGCACCAATTGAATAGCCCCCAAAAAAGTTCCACATACTTTGAGGAGTTTTATAATATACACGCTGAATAGTTACAGCACTTGAGCCGACACTATTACTGAAAGGAGAGCCCGCCACCAAGGAAGCATTATAGATGATGTCCTGAAGATCATAGTCTTGAACGTCTTGCACAGCATCAAAAGAAGCGGAGTAAATTGTTTGGGAAGCGCCGATGCCAGCATGAAGGCTTACACCACGACCAACATGAGTCGCATACCCAAGCTGAAAACGTGGAAACTTAAGATTGGGCTTAGTGGTGATTCCCCCAGAGCCGGAGTATTCTGTAAACTCACCATCCTCATCAAAAGATCCAGTGGTGTTGCCAAGCATATCAGAGAGAACATTTTTAGCCTGATGAGTATTGATCAGGTAAGAATATTCTAAGCAAGCCTCTTCATAAGCATTATATACAATAGCTGTTGTTATTTCTAAGTCTAATACTCTCCCGCCAAGTTTATTATAGGTATATGCTACTTGGTCAGCAGCACCACTAATAAATGCACTAGTATTGTAAATACCGTATGATAAGGAACTTAAAACATCATCAGTATTTCCTGTTGCTGGTAGAACAACAGCACTTACTGTACTTGCTGGTTGTAGGTTTGTAGGCATTATTGACCCTCGCTTATTGTATAAATAGTTTTTTGGTTCCGTAATTTATCCCTAAATAAGAAAACCCCGCCACTAGGACGGGGTTCTCTCAGGTTTATTCACTCCTGTGGGAGTTTATTAGCCGACGTCAGATACTAGATCTGCACAGACAACCAAACCATACATGTCAGGACGTACCATCTTCTTGGCGTAGCGGGTCATGACACCCTTACGAGGTACGAAGTCCTCTGGTCCAAAGATGGTTGGTGTGACTTGTAGTGGTACGTAAGGAGCATATACGTAGCCGCTTTCTAGGAAGCTGCTGCCCTTACGACCTACTAGAAGTAGGTTACGTGGGAAGTAAGGATCGACGTGAATGTCCATCTTACGGCTAATAGAACCAACTTGCTTGACGCCCCAAGAGCCAGCAGCATCATCTACAGCAGCAGCAGCACGGAAACCGCTGGTGAATTCGAGGATGTTAGCTACTTCTGGAGAGCATACGAGGAAGTTAGCACCACCACGTAGTGTCTTACGGTGGATACGAGCACTTACTTCGTTGACTGTTTCAAGAAGTGTTTCGTACCATTCGGAGACAGTACCTGTGAAGTCTGGGTAATCTGTACCGGAAATGATAGCACCTGTTTCACGGTTCAAGAACTTACCTGGGCTACGTGACCAGTACAATGTACCAGCGGTAGCGCCCTTGACGAGATCTTCAAGGATTTCTTGGTCGATTTCAAGAGCGACCTGCTCAGAAAGGATGCTTGTCAACTCAACTTCAGCGTCGAGGTTGTGATAAGCATTCAAGTCTTGAGCTAGTTCTGGGGACCACTTAGCTTTGAGCTTCTTGGTGATAGCTGTTACAGCAACGGAATCAACCTTAATGTCGATTTCTGGAATGTTGGTGTTAGCTTCGAGGCTAAATGTGATAGCTTCGACAGAACCAATAGCACCACCCTGCTGGAAGGTGTCTGCTAGTGGGTAGTAGACTCTGTCTTGGTTATCAACAGAGCTACTAAGAGCATTAACAGCAGCGTCATTAGAACCTGTACCAAAGTAGACAACATCTAGTTTAGTTGCATCAGATGAGTTAACTTTAGTAAGACGACGAACCAAAAACTTGTTAGTACCGACAACACCACCGCTTTGGCCAGTGTTACCGTCTCTGCCTGTTGTGATAGCTACAAAGTTATCTTCGTTCAAGCCAGTAAGAGCACTCTTGTCAAGTGTAGCTACAAGATATGCTGTGGTACCAGATACGAAAACTGGATCAGCACGTAGTTCGTCGAAGTATGTACCACCTGGAGAGGTAGCAGTGTCGCCGAATGTACCTGAAGCGACAATTACAGGACCTTGAGCGTCAGAGCCTGTTGGGCTAGCAAAGCCATTGTTCAATGTGTAAGCAGAAAGCTGACCATTGTTTTCAGCCAAGTCAACACCGCCAGTGATCTGAGAGCCAACTACGCCACCGCCGTATACGGAAGTGTTCTGAGCCTGAGCCAAACGGTGTTGGTCAGTCATAGCAGCATCACCAGAGAAGGTGAAGTCTAGGAAGAAGATGAGACCTGATGGAAGGCTCATTGGTTGAACGGATACAAGATCCTGAGCCAATAGTTGACCGAATACACGGCGAACGATTGGGAATGCAACAGCAGCGAAGCCTTCGACGTCACCACCAGTCATGGTGGATTGTTCTTTAAGAAGCTGAGCAGCTTGGTTTTCTAGAAGACGAGCCATATTGGAGCGACCGTTGTCGTCCATGCCTTCAAGAAGACCAGTCTTTTCCCACTTCTCTAGAAGAGCTTCACCTTCGTTGGCAAGAGAGCGTGCTCTGATGCCTTCGGTGAGTGTGTTAAGTACAGACATTTTATTCTCCTTTTAAGTTATTTTGTCTTTGTTCCTGCGAGCGTCGCCCAACGATTGTATGTTGGACTCTTTTCGGCAGTGCGTTCCTCTGTACGATTCCCGCTAAGAATCACAGATGATCTCTTTGTTACAGCTTCAGACAACGATTGTGGAGCATTGCTTTGAATACCCGCCATTGTCTTTTGAAGAGTCTCATAGACCATCTTCGCTTCTTCTACCGAACGTGCTGCGGAAACTAGCTCAGCAACTTTAGCTTTTTGCTGCTCATTCAAGGAGGAATCTCCAAGCACACGGTTCGCATATAATAATCTTGCGTTTTGCAAGTTTATTTCTTCTAATTTTTCTTTTACTTGCCCTAGAAGTTGCTTAAGTTCAGCATTTTCCTTCTGGAGGCTTTCGTTTTGTTCTTCGGAGCGGCGAAGATTCTCAGCGTCCTCTTCGTCCATTCCGTCGGTATCAACTGCTTCTATTACTTCTGGGTCTTCATCCTGCTCAACTTGGTCTGGGGTAAGACTTTCTTCAGCACGGTCAAGTTCTACTTGTGGGATATCGACCCTGAGCATTTCCTTGAACATATCTACGAGTTCATTTTCATTAAGTTCAAGTTCTTCGTCATCACGATTAGCAGGCATTTCGTCGTCAAGGGGAAGACCGACTTCGTCAGCAACTTCTTCACGATCAAGTTCAACTGCTTCTTCTTCGCCTTCTTCAGATTCGGCGGCAGCAATAATGTCGTCAAGGTCTACAACAACGATATCTTCGTCGTCGTCAGAGAGATGAGCCATTGGTACTTGTTCCATAGCAGTGCTGTCTACTTCGACTTCTGCTTCTGGCTCCATACCCATTCCAAGATCCATTTCGTCATCTTGTTCCAAAAGTTTGCTTACAGCATC